TAGATAAACGTGGCGGCAAACCTACTGCACCTGTTGGTGTTAAAGAATCTAAAGCAAATATACCAGTTAGTAGATTAGGTAGCAGTAGTATTTTTATTGATGACGGCGACGACAAGCAAATACGCAAAGGTTCTCCTAAAGATACAGAATACAAATACATGAACAAAGAAGCAAGCGAACAAGGCGGCGATGTAACTATTCCTGCAAACGAAATGATTCGCTTAAAAACTCGCACAGGTGCTCAAATATTAATGCATACCAGCGAAGATTTGATTTATATTAATAATAGTCGTGGAACTTGTTGGATTGAAATGAGCAGCAACGGCAAATTAGATGTATATGCACAAGATAGTATTAGTTTTCACACAGAAACAGACATGAATTTTACAGCAGACAGAGATATTAATTTTGAAGCTGGTAGAAATATCAATATGATTGTCAATGAAAATATATTTCAAAGTGCAGCAGGTAATTTAGAAGTTAAAGTTGGTGCTAATGGCAATATTACAGCTGGTGCAGAAATTAATATTAAAGCAGGCGGTGCTTCAAAAGTAACTGCTGGTGGGGATTTTTCTATTGGTGCAGCTAATACAACAATTTCAGGTGGTGATATTCATCTTAACGGACCTGCAGCAGCAGAAGCAGCAGAAGCAGTAAAAGCTAAGTTTCCTCATCGTGTACCACAACACGAGCCGTGGGATGGTCATGAAAACTGGAACCCGTTGGAAACTGCACCAGACAAAACTGAAGCAGTTGCAGATGCAAGCAAAGATATTCACTATGAAGATAGAAAAGTTCAGACAGATAGAACGCCTATGAATGAACTATAAATATTATAGTAAGAGGGAGTAATTATGGCAGATACATGGCCGGTAAATGATGGCGGAGTTGGCACACAAAGTAGTACTGAAATTGGCTACGGTCAAGGCCAAGTAGATCCGCGACTAGCTAGTGCAGCAGGAATAGGTCCGTCATTGGGTGGAAGTCCAAGCAGTACACAAGCACCTAGTAGTCAGACTGAAGCAGCAAGCGAAACACCCCCACCAGAAACATTTGCAGGACTTACACCAGGATTAGAATTTCTTGCACCGAGAACTGATATTCAAAGTTTAACAGGAGAAGGTGTACTTTTAAACCCAGATTCGTTTTTGCAAGGGTTGCAAGGCAGTCTTAGTTCTATACTTGGTGGTGCATTAAACAATCTGCTTTCTAGTTTGCCACCTGTTATGCAAGACTTTTTAAGTGCAACCGGTTTAACAGGTGCATTAAGTGGAATGGTTGATCAATTAAGTGCAGGATTAAGTCAAGCTCTTGGATCGCTGTCAGAAGGTTTATCAAATGCAGTAGGACATATTGCAGGAGAATTAGGAAATGCTTTAACAAGTATTCCTGGCGTTGGTCCTGTAATTGAAGAATTAGGAAATGCTGCAAGTGGAATAGTTTCTAGCATCCAAGAAGGGTTTAATTCTTTATCGCCTGAATTACAAGCCATTGCATCAGATGCAGTAGGAGCAGTTGGTGCAAGTGTACTAAGAACACCCAACCTAGCATCGGCAGTATCGACAATAACAGCAGATAGAATTTTAGGTGAAATGCGTTTTGCAGAAAATCCTGCAGACGGACTCAACAGATTAGCAAGTGCTGCAACAGGTGCAGATGGATCATTTTTTGCACAAACAGGTAATCCTGTGTTTGCAGATTTAGCAGCTAGAGCAAGAACTGCTGAAACAGAATTTAGAAGAGTATTACAGCAAGACGGCGACAGATTTGCTTTTGCTCAAAACCCAAGAAGAGCAGCTACAGCTCTAACAGAAGCATCAAGTAACATTAGAAGAGTTACAAACGGTGCAATACAAATAGGGTAAATACAGTATGGCAGAGCAACAATTATATAAAAATATAACCATCGATTCACCAACAGTTGATAGTCCTGTGCGTTCAAAAGCGTACAGAGGGTTGAGTACGGTTAATTCGTCTGTTAAAAATTTTAAATTATACGATTTAGCATTAATCAAGCAGGATATTATTAATCATTTTCATATACGTCAAGGTGAAAAACTCAGTGATCCTACATTTGGTACAATAATTTGGGATATTTTATATGAGCCGTTGACCAGCGAAATAAAAGAAGCAATTATTAAAAATGTCACTACTATTGTAAACTATGATCCTCGTGTAAATGTGCAAAAAGTTGAAGTTTCTGAGTACGAAAGTGGCATAGAAGTTAAGTGTCAATTGTCCTATTTGCCTTATAATATTAGCGAAACTGTGCAGCTAAAATTCGACCAAGCAAACGGTCTTCTTTAATGTACGCACTTTTTGAATCCAGATAAATATCATATAAAGCAAGGAATACGACATGTCAAGCACTGAGCGTCAAAATAGACTTCTTCTGGCAGAAGATTGGAAAAGAATTTATCAAAGTTTCAAGTATGCAGACTTTGAAAGTTATGACTTCGACAACCTACGTCGAGTAATGATTAATTATATACGTCAAAACTATCCCGAGGATTTCAACGACTATATTGAAAGCTCAGAATACCTTGCACTGATTGATTTGATTGCATTCCTAGGTCAAAACCTTGCTTTCCGTACCGACCTAAATGCACGTGAAAACTATATCGAAACTGCGGATCGTAGAGAAAGTGTTCTCCGACTAGCACGTTTGATTAGTTATAATCCTAAACGTAACCAAGCAGCAAACGGCTTACTAAAAATTGAAAGTATTAGCACCACAGAAGATGTGTACGACAGCAATGGAGTAAATCTCAGCGGTCAAACAGTTTTGTGGAATGACGGATCAAATGCTGATTGGTATGAACAATTTATTAAAATTATGAATGCTGCATTGCCGACAACTAACACATTTGGTCGTCCGGTTAAAAAAGAAACAATCAATAGTGTTTTAACTGAGCAGTACAGATTTAACGCAAATAGTACAAAAATACCTTTGTATAGTTTTACAAAAAATATTGATAGCAACAGTGTTAGATTTGAAATTACAAGTACTAACTTTGAAGATAACACAATATATGAAGAAGAACCGTTTCCTGGAAACAAACTAGCATTTTTGTACAGAGATGATGGTCAAGGTGCAGGATCAAATAACAGCGGATTTTTCTGTCACTTCCGTCAAGGTTCAATGCAGAACAACTTATTTTCAATAAACAACCCTACACCAAATACAGTAGTTAATGTTGATACTACAAAAATTAACAACAGCGATGTTTGGTTGTACAAACTTGACAGCAATAATTTAGAAAGTGAATTGTGGACTAAAGTTGATAGCATTGAAGGCAATAACATTATCTACAACAGCATTAACAAAAACATTAGAACCATATATAGTGTTCTTAGCCGTGTAGATGATAAAATTAGCCTAATTTTCAGTGATGGCGTTTTTGGTGAATTGCCAAAAGGTTCATATAAACTTTACTATAGAACCAGTCTTAACAAGCAATTAAAAATACTACCAAGTGATTTAACAAATATCAACCTGCAAATTCCTTACATTAGTAAAGCAGGTAGAGAAGAAACACTTAACTTGTATTTAGAATTAAAATACACAGTAACAAACGGTACAACCAGCGAAGAAACAGCAAGCATTAAAGCAAATGCTCCTAGTACTTACTATACACAAAACCGTTTAATTACAGGTGAAGATTATAACGTTGGTATTTCGAGTGTAAGTCAAGAAATTATTAAAACAAAAGCAGTTAACAGAACTAGCAGTGGTATTAGTAGATATTTTGATTTGCGTGATGCATCAGGAAAATACACAAACACATTAATGTTTGGAAACGACGGTGTTATCTACAAAGAAACATTAAATGATTATACTGGATTTGAATTTACAACAAGAACTGACATTGAAGCAGTTATAAGAAATCAAATTGAACCTATATTAAAAACTGATAAAATTAAAAATTATTACTTTAGAAACTTCCCTAGAACAGAAGCAGTTTCTGAGTTAAACTTGACTTGGGTAAATGTTACTACAGATACAAATAGAAGCACAGGTTATTTTGTAGATGAAAACAATTTTAAAGCAAGTGTAAGTTCTTATACACAGAGTATTTTGCGTTTTATTGAACCAAATGCACTATTAAAATTTGAAGCACCTACAGGCTACTTTTTTAGAGGAAATAGAATTGTTGCAGGAACGCCAACCGAAGTTGGTGACTTAACTTATCGTTGGGTTAAAGTAATAAGCATTGTTGAAAACGGAACAGTTGTTGATAATGATACAGGATTAGGTCCAATTGTATTCAACGATATTATTCCGTCTACAGATTTAGTTAAAGCAACTCTTAAACAAATTATTCCTGTATTAACAACAAGTATTTCTACTGATGTAACTCGTCAAGTAGT